AGACGCGATGAAGCATACCTATCTAGGGTACGAAGAGACTGAAAGGGTAGACGTGATAACCGGAGAGCGAACAGTAATCCAAACACTCAGACACACATCCCGACTCGATACCGGCGAAATGCATGACTACCTGACAAGGGTAGAGGGCTGGGCCCGCAGCATTGGCTGCCTGCTGACCGTTCCGGATAACAGCGAATACCGGGAATTGCAGAGGAAACAGGACGAATGACACATCAACTGGCATCAATTCCAAACATGTTAAAACTCCAGCCATCCATGAGCGCACTGGCAAAAATATTAGGGGTCAATCGGAACACTATTCGGCGACTCAGAAACGATACCAAATGTGAAAATCACATTGTCGTTAATGGCGTACTGATGACCTCCACTCGCATCAGGAGGGGTGATGATGTTTAGCCCAACCCAGCGCGCACTAGACAACCTGATATTTCGCCCAACAAAGCTAAGTCAGAACAAGCGAAAGCGAATCCCATCCGCTAGTGAGATTAAGTCATACGACCATGCCTCTGTGCTGCTACGTGCTAAGTGGGACCGAACCAGAATGCGGAGGCTGCATGGTAACTGACTGCACAGCCTGCGGCTTCCCAGCAAATGATAACCAGCTCTGCGATACCTTTGAGGAAATCTACAGCGCAAAGAGCCCGAACTTTTACGATCTGGGAGGTGATGATGGTCAGGCAGAAAAAGCCGAAACCGAAAACTTGCCGCCACTGTAAATCGAAATACTACCCTCGCACCACCACCCAAACAGTCTGCTCACCATCCTGCGCAATCCAATACAGCAAGCACCAATCAGCGAAACAAGCTGAGCGGCAGGCTATTGCCGATCGGAAAGCGCACAGAGAACGAAAAGCAGACCTGAAGCCATTAAGCCACTGGATAAACATGACCCAGCGAGCGTTTAACGACTTTATCCGGGCCCGGGACGGGGAAGTGTGTATCAGTTGCGGCAGTCGGTCGGCAGTCAGTTATCACGCCGGTCACTACCGGACTACGGCAAAGGCCAGTCAGCTTCGGTTTAACGAGGACAACTGTCATAGCCAATGTTCAGCCTGTAATACCCACTACTCCGGAAACATCGGTCCATACCGGCTCAATCTGATAGCCAAAATCGGCAATGAGCGGGTCGAGGCGCTCGAAAATAACAACGAGCCACACCGATACACCAGAGAAGAACTGGACGCCATCAGAGCGCGTTACAGGAAGAAAACCAGAGAGCTGATTAAACAGCGGGAGGATTCATGACCTGGCTAACCCGATTACTCAACCACTTCACCCCGATAGTTCCCCAAGCCCAGTACAAAACCCCATACAGCTACCCGGCCCAGCCAGGGAAGAAACGGAGAAAGAGAAATGCGAATTGAGCACGACTACCGGCTAGTAGTGAAGATATCTGCTGTCCGGTCTGCCGCCGATATGCGCCGCCTATTCGGAAATGGCTGGAAAACCATTAACGAGTCGCAGCGGGTGTGGGTAAGGCATATGCTTAACCTGTGGGGCCAGCACCTCGGTAACGAGGAGTTTGAACGGGGTGAGGTGAACGTCATTGGTCGCCTGATGATGCGCTGTGAGTGGAGCGAACAGAAGGGCAGGCAGATAGAGAAAATTGTGTCACAGCTTTATTGCGAAGGTCTGCGCGGTGATGACTTATACCGAAAGGCCAGAGACCTACTGATCCCCCAGTCATCCGCAGCCAACATCATCTCTCTCGCCAAAGAATCTGATGATGCTGACTTCATGGAGCGCGTAATGACAAAGACATTCGGACGGGATAACCCGGTCCGTTCTGTGGCCAGATTACGGTACTGCAAGCGCAAAAGCTCGCAAGACATTCAGCGGTCGCTGTCTTATCTGGCTGGCACTACACCAAAGGAGTCACGCAATAGGTTAGAATGGGCTGAAAATATCCTTGAAGGAGAAATGTTTTATGCTGCGCAGCGTGAGATGAGGAAAGAATTTCCACAAATCGCAGCATAAAGCACGAATAGCTAAATAAATCGGGCAAGCAGTTAGGTATATTTACTGTAAGCTCGGAGCGTAAAAGCGAACAGAGCAAACCAACATTAAGCCTCGCCTAACCCGCGGGGCTTTTTTGTGCCCGCGCCATTGAGAGATCACCCCCTCAATGGTAACGAAAGCCGCTGATCGGTTATGAGGAACTGAACGGACAGTTCGAAACTGCGGCATCCGCGCATTTCATCCAGGCTCTGCTACGGCAGGGCCTTTTTTTATGCCTGAATTTCACCCTCTGCCAATCGACGACCCGTTCAAACATCCTCTCTGACTGTAGCGTTAACGGCACAGGGTGAATCCCTACACACAGCACCGAGCTTTCCTCAAGCAAAGGTGGAACCTATGAAGATAAATATCATGCCCGACAAAATTGCATCGGCAGCAAGCTACTGCGTGTCCGGCACACTTGTCTGCGGAGGTAGCGTGGCCCAATGGATCAGTGACCTCGACTGGAACAAGATTGCCGTAATCAGCGGGATTCTAGTCGGTATAGCAACGCTACTGATGAATGCCTGGTACAAGAGCCAGACACTCAAAGCCTACAAAGACTCGATTGCCCGGGGAATTCCCAGCGCACCACCTGAAGGTGACTGACCATGGCCATATCACCTTCACTCCGAAAGAAGCTGATCGCGGCCGCCGGTGGAGGTGTTATCGCCATTGCCTCAGTTCTGGTTAGTAGCCAAGAGGGAATAGAGCACACTTCGTACCGCGATGGCGGCGGAGTCTGGACTGTCTGCAAAGGACATACCGGTCCCGACGTCATTCCCGGACGCACCTACACGGATGCTCAGTGTAATGCTTTCCTGTCTGCAGACATCGATACAGCTAACCGGTCGGTCACCCGATTGGTGAAAGTCCCGATGAATGAAATGCAGGAAGCGGCCCTGACCAGTTTCGTGTTTAACGTGGGCGTCGGTAACTTTTCCCGGTCATCGTTACTTCGCCAGCTCAACGCCGGTCATTACACCGAAGCCTGCAACTCCCTTACCCGCTGGGTATACATCGGTCGGACTAAGTCCACTGGCCTGATGAACCGCCGGCAGGTTGAACGTGAAGTCTGTATGTGGGGTGCTCAATGATTTGGTTGCTCGCGAACTGGCGTTATGTGCTGATCACCTTGCTGGCCGGAATCCTTCTCAGCGTTGTGAGCCTGATGAATCACTACCGGAATTCAGCGAATGAGTGGAAAGCGAAGTCACAGCAGCAATCATCACTGGCAGAGTCCCGGCTCAAAATCATCACCACGATGCAGGCACAGGAAAAGGCTGTCTCTGACATCGACACCCAGTACCAGACAACCATTAAGGCGAAAGACGATGAAATCAGTTCTCTGCGCAACAGCGTTGACTCTGGTGCTGTCCGGCTGCGCATCAAAGCAGTCTGTCCAGTCGGAGTCTCCAAAACCTCCGGCACCGCCAGCCGCTCTAATGCAACCAGCGCCGAACTCAGTCCAGACGCTCGACAGGATTATTACACCCTCCGAAGCCAGTTAAATCAGGCCACCGCCCAGATTAACGGCCTACAGGCTTACATCAGGGAAATCACCAAATGAAATTCATCAGGAGCATTTAATGAGTGAAGCAAAGCCGCAAGATGGCACCACAGTGAAAGGTTACCGGACTCTATCGGAGGGTGATATTCAGGTCATGAACAGACTGAAAGATGTCAGCCGCCATTTCCTGAACCTCCTGGACACTGCAGAAGAAACAGGGGCAGACCCTAGCTGGATTGCCATGGCTAAAACAGAAATGAAAAAAGCCTGCATGTTCGCTTGCCGAGCGGTCGCAAAGCCTGATGACGACTGCTGACTTCCGGCATGACCGAGGCAATCACAATGAAATTCATCCAGTGGCTGAAAAGCCTTTTCACGAAAAAAGAGAGCGAAGAAATGTCAGATCAATCCGTAGCAGAACCAGTAGCGGCTACCCCAGCGGCAACTGAAACCCCGGTAGCTGCCGAAACCCCAGTATCAACTGGTACCGGAGCATCAGGCAGCGGTACCGCAGTTCAGCCAACCGCCGCAGAAACTCCTGTAACCAGCTCCCCGCTGGAGCAGGCTAAAGCCACGTTTGATGCTTTTGTCGAATTTGTTGAGCACGGTCTGGAAGTCCTCGGCAAAGAAGCCGAGGCCGATCTGGTCGCGCTGAAAGATAAGTTCCTGTAATCAGAACAGAGGCCATCGCGGTGGCCTCGATTGTGATTATGAGAAAAGTTGAAAAAAGTAATTGACAGCTATTTGCCACAAACACCGAACTTCCCAATCTAAGCCCGCCCGCAAAAGGTGGGCTTTTTTTATGCGCTTCACACGCGTGAATATAAACCAAGAACCTTTCAGGATGATCCTTGAGGAACCGGCTGGCTGTCGGAGCCTTCTTGGGGCCGCTTCCTGTGTGACAAGGTTCATCGCTAAAAGGCAATTCCGATATGCAATACCCAACAGTAAAAGTTAACGGCATCTCTGTTCGTGTAGACAGTGAAGGTCGCTATAACCTGAACGACTTACACGCTGCCGCTGTGGCTAACGGCGAAGCTACCGAATCACAAAGGCCGAGTAACTTTGCTAAAGCCGCAAAGATAAAGGTATTCGCTCAAGAATTAACCGGAGCTACGAAAATAGCTTCGCTAAAAATCATTAAGGGTGGCCCGAGGCAGGGCGTGTGGGGATTGGAGCTGATCGCTATCCGATATGCTGCTTGGCTATCTGCCAAATTCGAAATAAAGGTTTACCAGACTTTCCAGGCTGTAATGCGGAACGGCCTGGACGCACTCAACCGGCTGAACCGCATCGATGCAGTAATCAATCAGGAGACACGAGAGGTGAGCCAGTGCGCAAGTAAGATGGCACGATGGGGGGTTGGTGGTCGCAAACGACTTCTGCATACGGCGCGTGAGCGAGTGATTGAAGAAGTGCAGCTTTATCTGCCGGGAATCCCCAGCTGAATTAACCCGAGAGCTACTTTCACAACAGCTCTCAGTGCTGTGCTTTAATCGACCTGATGCATTTCTCTTTAAGTCTATTGATTGCATCTGGCGGCATTGGTGCTGTCATCATAGCCCTATAGTTCATACATTCATGTGTATCACTATGATAGTGATGTCTTTGTGAGCAGCCAGAAATCAAGAACATTGCCGCAGAAAAAATAATTAATCTATTCAAATAATCCTCCCATAGCTGGGATAATTATAGCATCTGCATCACAGAGCATCCTACCCGGGTGCTGTTTAATGCAATCACTAAGGAATAGAAATGGCAAAGCCGGATTGGAGCGAGCTTCAAGATCGGTTCCTGTCCGAACATGCCGAATCCTGCATATTACCGAAAGAGTGGTGTGAGTTTAGAATTATGCGATTTAGGATAATATGTAATTATCTGAATATCTCTCAAAAGGTGGGGGTTTAGTGTTACCTCATGCTCATTAAGATATCTACTATGATCATTTGGTCCTGAGAATATAGCCCCTCTGGAGGCATAGGCCTGCAGAAGAAAACCTTGGCCATTGCATGCGTTTAGTCCTCGTGCAAACTTTTCGGCAGTATCTCTACTTTCAGTCCAGCAAAAGCCAATTTGACCTGAGTTAAACCTATGTTCGTTTTCTCCTCTGAAAACTGTTAATCCAGTACCTTCGTATTTGGGCATGCATAGACCTAGTAGTTGGATGAGGATTTTGTCATTTCCTAACTTTTCTCGTATGAACTTTCCTCTCTCGATCCATATCATATGAAAAGCTGTTTTTAGCTCAGGAGTTAACAATCCAGAATGTGGGAGTCCTCGCATAAAAGTTAGCCACTCAGATTTTTCATGCACCGATTCAAGTAGACGTTTTTCTTTTGAAGGTTCAGGTCTTTCAGGAAGGTAATCAAGCCAATCTTCAATATTCATACTCATCCAAAGGAAAATTATGGCACTCACCGACAAACAAGAGATGTTCTGTCGCGAGTACCTCATTGATTTGAACGCCACGCAAGCGGCAATCAGAGCGGGGTACAGCGAAAAGACTGCCCGCACTGCAGGATGCGAGAACCTAACAAAACCTAACATCCAAAACAGAATCGCTGAACTCAAGGCGGAACGCAATGAACAGATTAATATCGATTCTGCTTACGTGCTGCGCCGCTTGGTTGAGATAGACCAGATGGATGTGCTCGACATATTGAAGGATGACGGCGGCATCAAGCCTATCAGTGAATGGCCGAAGGTATGGCGAACTACACTCAGTGG